CATGCCGGGTGTGCTGACTAGCATGCGACCATGTCAACCAAACAAAAGCAGTACGTACCACCTGAGGTGGTACGCATTCCTGCGCAACTGGCTGGGCAAACGCGCGTGGTTGGTGCTATCAGGCTGAGCCGATACACCGACGCTTCCACGTCCCCGGAGGTTCAGGAGGAGATGGTGTCGGGCGTTCAGCACCGCATCGGTGGTGCGTTCGTCGGGTGGGCCGTGGACACCGATATCTCAGCGCTGAAAACGACGCCATGGGAGCGCCCCCAACTCTGCCACTGGCTGGACCGGCCGGCGGAGTGGGATGCCATGGTCTGGCAACGCATGGACCGGGCGGTACGCTCCATGGCAGACATGGCCGACCTGGGGCGGTATGCCAAGGAGCATGGGAAGCGACTGATCTTCGCGTCCGGTCCGGGGGGCGCCATGCTCGAACTTGACTTCTCGTCGCCCATGTCAGAGCTGATCATGCTCATCCTGGCCTTCGCCGCACAGCTCGAAGGCCAGACGATCATGGAGCGGAACAAGGGGGCGGCTGCGTACCTCCAGGCCATCGGACGGTGGCCCGGCGGGACACTGCCCTACGGCTTCTATCCGGTCAAACGGGTGTTCCCCGACGGTCGGGAGGGGTGGTGGCTGGCCCTGCACCGGACCGAGGACGACCCCACGACGTCCACCGCCGACATCCGCATGCAGATGGTGCAATGGGCCATCGACGGCCATGGGTACAGCGAGATTCACCGGCGCGTCGTGGAATCCGGGGCCATCACCCCGGCCAACTTCCGCGCCCTGGTGGCCGGTCGGACGCTGGACCAGACAAGCCGGTGGCGCGTCACGTCGGTACGGGAGATGCTGCTCTCGCAGACGATGCGCGGGTACCTCCTGAAAAAGGACGACACCGTCGTGCGCATGGCCGACGGCTCCCCTGTGATGCAGGGGGAGGTGATGACGGACGACGAGACGTGGTACGCGCTCGACGCCGCCCTCAAGCAGATCCAAGGCTCCACTACTCCCAGGCGCCAGGACGGCAACGACCTGTTGGGCATCCTCGTCTGCCACCATTGCGCGAGCAATTTGACGATCAGTTGGGCACACGAAAAGAAGGGTGGCAGGGGTAAGAAGGCGAAGCCCACGGGGCGGAAGATCTATCACTTCCGGTGCGACGGCGAGTACCACGTGGAGGGCGTACCCGGGGTCACCGTACAGATGGAACCGACGCTGGAGTTCGTTGATGCAGAATTCCTGCGGGTCTTCGGAGACCTGGAGCGGACCCGGGTCGTCCAGGTGGGTGGGGTCGACCACCGGGCAGAGATTGAGGAACTGGAAGGCGACTGCCAGGAGTTGGCGGGACGCATGGCGAGCCTGCGAGGCGTGGCGGCCGACGTCGTACAGGCGCAGCTTCAAGCACGGTCAGACCGCTTGGCAGAGCTGTCTGCCAGCCCCTTCGAGCCACCCAGGACAGAGGTAGTGCCCATGGGGGTCACATGGGGTGCTGACTACGTCAAGGCGGACCGACGGGGGCGACGGGAGATGCTGCTTGCCGCGGGCGTACGGGTCATTGCGAACCCCCCGGCGGGGTGGCGTCGGCCGGTCTCGGAGCGTCTGATTTTCACGGCGGGGACCGGTGGGTTCGCCGATCCCGTCGCCGCGAGGATTGCCGAGATTGAAGCGGAGGAGGCCATTCCGTAGAAAGTGTGGCGGAGGTCACCCGAACACGGGCCTCCGTCGCCATCGCCCTTCGTCGCGTGACACGGGCGTCGAGTCCCTGACCTGCGGCGATGACGTGAGTGACAGATCATGACGTCTATTTAGGTTTCTCTCTAACGCGTATAAGAAGAACCTGAAATGACGTCGGGTTGTGTCATGGGCAGACGTCGTGGGGCGACGAAAGCGCAGGTCAGGGGCCGTTTTGGGGGCGTGACAGGGCTGTCAGGGGTCGTGTCATTGCCACCCTTAGGTAACGGCTTGATAACGGAATTTGACCCCAGGGAGAGCCAAAACGCTCTGACCTGGGGTTTCCATTTTGGCACCCAAACGCCACGACGCATAACCCAAGTAGGCCGGAAGAAGAGTGCGAGCACGTGCGATTGGCGACGTGTCCCCCTTCCGGTATCCGGCGCGCTCCTGCGACGCCTCGTCCTCTCCTCCGGGGCTGACGCGGTTGCAGCGCGCCGGTTTTGTCTTCCCGTCGACGATCACACTGCCCGGTTGCTAGACCGGTGTTGGTCCCTGTATCGGCGGGGGATGGCGAGGCGGAGCGATGCGCACGCTTGCGCGGTAGCTCAGTCAGGTAGAGCAGCCCGAGGATCCCGCTGGGTACCCGAGGGTCGGTCACGGGTTCAAATCCCGTCCGCGACGCCTCGTCGACGACGTTGTCCCATGTGAGTCCTCGTATGCGTTGGGACGACGTCCGTACCTTTCGTAGCTCAATGGCAGAGCAGCGCGTTGTGGTCGCGCTGATCCCGGTTCGACTCCGGGCGGAGGGACGTGGGTCGGGCAGGGCCTAGCTTGACGGACGGCTGTATTTCATAGTCCTGTTCGAACAGTGCTTTCCCTGTTGGTGCAATTGGCAGCACGCCGGGCCCTGGACCCGGAAGTCGAGGTTCGAGCCCTTGGCGGGGAGCTGGAAGGTTGGGCATTGGCACGCCAAGCGCTCTCGAAAAGCGTCACGGGGCACCCCGTTGGAGGTTCGACTCCTCCACCTTCCGCAAGCCCCGGTGAACCGCTCTGCGAGAGCGACGACGGACTTGTCCGTATGCCCGCTCGCTGACGTCGCCGGGGCTCCAAGCGTTGAGCCCTGGGAGGCAAGCGGGCCTGTAAAGCCTGCGCTGGAAACGGCTGGCGTGGTTCGATTCCACGGCGACGCACCGGGATATGGCGCAGCTTGATCAGCGCATCCGCTTTGGGAGCGGAGGGACGAGGCGGACGGCCGTGTCTTCGGTGGACCCATCGGAGCATCCGGCCGACGCCGATCGGGTGTAGCTCAGTGGCAGAGCGGCGGTCTCCAAAACCGCGTACGGAGGTTCGATGCCTTCCACCCGGGCAGCGCCGACCTACTGCTTCTCCGCACGCCACACGCGGTACTCCTGGCGGACGTATCCGGCAGTGTCGGTATCCCACTGCTCGTCACTTGCTGGGACGGCCCCGCAAGACGTGCCGTGGAGGCGGTCGTACTGGAGAAGATCCCACGCTGCTTCCACGGCATGGGTGTGATTCTCCGCCATCTGCTCCCGCATCGCGTCCGTCGGCTCCTTGACGGTAGATGCAGCGATCATCATCACTGTGGCTGCCTGGCGAAGCAGGAATAAGCGACCGTCCGGCCCATTCTCGATGTCCGGGTCTTCAATGCGCTGTCGGTATAGAGCCGTGATCTCGCGTGTGATGGCGTTCGTTTGGGTGTCCGGGTGGCTGTCGATGTCCATGCGATGAGCGTAGAAGGTACGAGGTGCCCTGCGGGCGGTTTCACGGGATATGGCGCAGTTGGTAGCGCACCCGCTTTGGGAGCGGGTGCGCCGCAGGTTCGAGCCCTGCTGTCCCGACCACACTCGGGCGGTGCTAGTCCAGTTCCCACATCATCTGACGGTCCACCCGGTTGCCGATGTCGCGCGCGATGGTCTGGCTTTCCTGACGGACGGAAAGGCAGCCGGGGCAGGTGACTTCGTTGTACGTGGGTTGGCTTGCGAGCTCAGCTTCCTCGGCCGTGCGTGTGCCTCCACACCACGCGGTGACTCGCGGACGGCCGTCCCAGATGTGTACATCAGCAGACATGCGGACGACGATACCGGCTCCATGAGGGCTGTGCGTCCGACCCTGCCCAACCTCCCCAGACGGACCGGAGTTGTCATATGCGCCTCACCATCACCGACGGAGAGCGCCAGGTCAGCATCCGAGCCCTCCGCGGGAAGCGTGCTGCCGAGCTGTCAGCGGCTCTCCTGACAGCCATGAAGGGCGACGCCGAGGACGAGGCGGAGACGAAGAGCTTCGGCTTCACGGCCGACGCGGGCGAGGGCTGACCCATGGCTTGGTCGACAAGCACCCGACGCACGTCCCTGCCTGCCAACTGGCCGACGATCCGACTGCGCATCCTGGCCAGGGACAAGGGCAAGTGCACGTGGACGCACGAGGGCAAGCGGTGCGGGTGGCGGGCCACTGATGTGGACCACGTCATCCCTCACCACCTCGGTGGGTCGGACGACGACAGCAATCTCACCTCACTCTGCTCGTGGCATCACCGACGCAAGAGCGCAGCCGAAGGCCAGGCAGCGCGCCGACCCGTGGTCAGTCGGCAGCGCCGGAGGAAGCGTCACCCCGCTGAGCTGTGATCATGCATAGCCATGCAGTGAGATGCATGACTACCCTGGGGGGAGGCCCCCTAATGATCTTCATCCTGACCGCAAGCGTATAGCAGATCACATCCTGTACGGGTTCCAAGGTCGATGGGCACCCTCGGTGACGAGGTTCGTCGCATAACCATTCAGCCTCTGACCAGCCTAAACGTGGGCTGGCTGGGGCTTTTCCATGATCATTTCGCCCCTCATTCGGGCCCGAAAACGCTCGAAAACGAGGGAGGACGACATGCCCGGACCCGTACCGAAGCGCTCTGACCAGCGACGACGCAGGAACACCGACGCGGGCCCAACCCTCGTTCAGGCGAAAACGGCCACGAAGAAGCCCACGGTTCCCCGGGGCGACGACGACTGGCACCCCATCGCGAAGCGGTGGTACGCCGACCTCCGCAAGAGCGGTCAAAGCGACTTCTACGAGGCGTCCGACTGGGCAACCGCGGTCTACGTCGCCGAAGCCATGAGCCGGAACCTGAAGCAGGGCCGATTCAGTGCCCAGCTCTTTCAGTCGGTCATGTCCGCGATGACGGATCTGCTGACCACGGAAGGCGCCCGCCGGCGCGCACGCGTCGAGCTGGAGCGCGAGACCGGAGAGGTCGACGAGCACGAAACCGCCCGACTGACGATCGTCTCCGGGTACCTCGATGCAGCCGCAGGGGGCGCGGATGCTGGTACTTGAGCCTGTCCGCACCTGGACTGACTCGGTACCGCCTCCAAACCGAACCCTCGGATGGCACGTCCTCGAATGGACGTCGCATTACCTTCTGCAACCCGACGGCCCCGACGCGGGTGGCCCCTGGCGCTTCACCCCGGAGCAAGTCCGGATCGTCCTCCGCTGGTACGAGATCGACGACGCGGGCGTGTTCACGCGGAAGCAAGGGACCGTTCGTCGGCTGAAGGGATGGGGGAAGGACCCGTTCCTAGCGGCTCTCGCCCTGACGGAGTTCACCGGCCCCTGCCGCTTCGGTGGATGGGACCGCGACGGGATGCCGAAGGCAATTCCGCACCCCGCTCCGTGGGTCCAGGTGTGCGCGGTATCGAAAGACCAGACGAAGAACACGATGCGCCTCTTCCCGGGCATGATGTCGAAGCGCCTTATCGAGGAATTCGGCATCGACCCCGGCAAAGAGATCATTTACTCCGCGCGCGGAGGCGTGATTGAGGCTGTGACGTCCTCCCCGAGGACGATCGAGGGTGGACGAGCAACGTTCGTAATCCTCAACGAAACCCATCACTGGGTGAGTTCCAACGGCGGCCACGACATGGCAGAAGTCATCGCCGGCAACGTCGGAAAGTCCCGTGGTGGCGGCGCCCGGACGATGGAAATCACGAACGCTCCGCTCCCCGGTGAAGACTCAGTGGCGGAACGCACGTGGTACGCCTACTCGAAGATCGTTGAAGGCAAGAATCGCGACTCCGGGATGTATTACGACTCCGTCGAGTCGCCCCCGGTTGACCTCTCGAACGAGGAAGAGCTTCGGGCTGGCATCATCGCTGCCCGCGGGGACGCCGATTGGCTAGACGTCGACTGGATCGTCTCGACGATCTACGCTGGAACGATGCCGCGGGAACGTTCGCAGCGAATGTTCCTGAATCAGCTCGTCACGGCCTCCGATCAGCTCATTGACCCCGAAGACTGGGACCGATGCGCGGACGACGAGGCGCCACCCCTGGCGGCCGGGGACGTGATCGCACTCGGCTTCGACGGAGGCCGGACGGACGACGCGACTTGCTTGTGCGCCATCCGCATTGAGGATCGCTACGTACAGCCTCTCGGCGTCTGGGAGCAGCCTGACGGCCCTGCGGGCGACGGCTGGATAGTCAGCCGGGAGGACGTCGATACGGCCGTCCACGCCGCCTTTGCGCGCTTCCGAGTGGTCGCCTTCCTGGCCGACGTCGCTCTCTGGGAGTCGTACATCGACCAATGGTCAGAGACCTACCGGGAACAGCTCGTTGTCAAGGCATCGAGTCAGTCCGCGGTCGGTCGTGACATGCGCGGTGGGATCAACGAACTCGTCTCCGCAAATGAGCGGCTGGTGAGCGCAGTTGAAGAGGGGGCCATCAAGCATGGCGGAACCCGTCTGCCGATCCTGCACACCCTTCGACGCCACGTCCTGAATGCCCGGCGGCGAATTGCCCGGAATGGCGGTCTCTCCTTCGGCAAGGAATCGCGGGAGTCGAAGAAAAAGGTCGACGCCTACGCCGCAATGCTGCTCGCGGACTTGGGGCGCCACAAGTACATCGAATCTGGCCGGACGCTCAACGAGCATTCCGGCGAAGTCTACTTCTTCTGACCCGCTGAAGGGGGTACGGAATGCCGATTGACCCCGTGGAAGCGGCGAAGACGGGTCTCGATGGCCTGGCTGGCGATCGTGTCCGGCTCGATCGAGTCGACGACTACGACAAGGGCAAGCACGATCCGCCGTACATGCCTCCGTCGGCTGACGCGGAGTACCGGCTGCTCGCTGAGCGAGCGGTGACCAACTGGGTGCCGCTCATCATCAAGACGCCCGCACAGTCCCTTGCCGTCGAGAGCTACCGGCACAAGGGGAAGAGCGACGAGACAGCCCCCGAGTGGGCCGAGTGGCAGCGAAACCGAATGGACGCCCGACAGAACGCCGTGCACCGCGCTGCGCTCCTGTACGGGCAGAGCTTCGTGACGGTCATTCCCGACCGGAAGAAGCCGGGGCGCCCGGTGCTTCGCGGCGTCAGCCCTCGGCGCATGTGGGCGGGGTACACCGACCCTGCGACGGACGAATTCCCGGTCTGGGCCTTCGAGATGGAGAAGCCGCCGACCGATGGCAAGACCGCTCCCGCGCGCCTGTACGACGACACGTTCGTTTATGAGCTGACGGTGGGTGGTCCGAAGCCACTCGTCCGCACCCGCCGGAAGCACGGGGTGACGCTTGATGGTGAGCCCGTCTGTCCCGTGGTTCGCTTCGCGATTGACATCGACCTCGAAGGCCGCGTGACCGGCGTCGTCGAGCCGGTGATTCCGATTCAGAACCGGATCAATCAGAGCGTCTTCGATCTCTTGGTAGCGCAAACATTCGGTTCGTTCAAGGTCCGCACCATCGCGGGAATGGCGCCCCCGGTCGAGCTGGACGCGGACGGCAAGCCGGTCCTCGACCGCAACGGCCGACCGAAGGCGAAGCCCATCACCGCCGACGCTGCACGGTTCCTCGTCGCGAAGGACCCGGACACCAAGTTCGGGACGCTGGACGAAACCCCGCTCGATGGCTTCATCAATGCTATCGAGCTGTCGACGAAGCACTTCGCTGCCGTCACGCAGACCCCGCCGCACATGCTGCTGGGATCTCTGATCAACCTCTCCGCCGAGGCCCTGGCAGCCGCAGAGGCCGCGAAGACGCGCTTCGACGACGAGCTGAAGCACGTCCTCGGTGAGTCCTGGGAAGCCGTCTTCGCCCTGATGTCTTCCATCATGGGCTTGGATGAGGACCGAGAGGCACAGGTGGCATGGAAGGACGTCCAGTCCCGCTCCATGGCGCAACTCGTGGACGCTCTCGGCAAGGCTGCGCAGATGCTTCAGGTGCCGGTCGAAATCCTGTGGTCGAAGATCCCGGGGCTTACAGCGGCAGACATCGAAGAGGCTCGGGAGCTTCGGGAGCGACAGAGCGACGGCGCACAACTGGCCAACGCGCTGACCCGCGCACAGCAGCCGAAGACCGCGGAGGTACCCACCGATGCGGCGGCTTGACGAGGCGGGCGCCACTGAGCGCTACCGACAGGGTCAGGTCCGGATCGGTGCCCGGCTGGCTGCCCGCGTGCTTTCGTCCTGGCGCCGGAACATCCGCCCGACCGACCTTGACGCCTCGTCCGCCGAATGGCTCGACGACGTCATGCCCGCAGTGCGGGAGGAGCGTCGTCGGTCGCGGCGACTGTCCGGGGCGTACGTCCGCATTATCCGCGCACTGTCGATCGGCTCAACGCTGCCACCGCTGGACGCGGACGGCGACGGGTTGTCCTCTACCACGCTCGGGGATCTGGCAGACGACTTTGCGGACGAGCTGAATGAGCGCCGGGAGCGCTTCAGTAACAGCAACGTCCGCGTCGCCATTGACAGCGACGATGGGTGGCCCGACGAGGACACCGAATCCGAGGACCGACGAGCGACCGTCAGCCTGATGGTGAACGGCCCCGTCCGGGTCCGCCGCAACGCTGACGCCCTCCGGGGCCGTCTCGACGATGCGGACTTCCTTGACGAGCTGTCACGCATCACGATCGAAGCAGGCGAGTCCGCAGCCGGCGCAGGCGACCGTGAGGCCCTGATGGGTGGTCGCGACCTGATTCACGGTCTGGCGGAGACGGACAGCAAGATCATCGGTTGGGCACGGGTGCCCGACGCAGATCCGTGCTGGCTGTGCTCCATGCTTGCCTCCCGTGGCGCGGTGTACCGCACCAAGGGGACGGCGACAGCGCGGGGCACCGGCCGACGCCATGTCGACGCAGAGGATCCCGAGCAGTACCACACCAACTGTCAGTGTGTGCCGATCCCGATCTACTCGCGCGCTGACTGGATCCCCCCGGAGTCGAAGCAGTACCAAGCTGACTGGCTCCGCGTGACAAGGGGGCTGGGGGGCGCAGAGGCACGCGCCGCATGGCGCCAGTACATCAACGCCCAACGCCGGGAGCGACGGGCAACGCAGTAACACAACACGTCCACAACCCGCCCGGGTGGCGGGTCACTTGGCATGCCCGGGAGGCAGACCAATGGCTGACGACAAGACTTCGTCGGAGACGTCCACGGACACCACCGACGAGACCACCGACAACACGTCGACCGACACCGGAGCGACTGATCAGGGTTCCGGCGACAACGGCGACACCGCGGGCGGCACGTCCCGAGAGGACGACCTCCCCGAGTGGGCGCGCAAGGAGCTGAAGAGCGTTCGCGACGAAGCGGCCAGGCGCCGCAACGAGGCGAAGGCCCTGAAGTCTCAGCTCGAAGCGGCGAAGAGTCCCGAGGACTACGCAGCCGTCGAGCAACGCGCAGCCGACTTCGAAGCGCAGCTTGGCCGCGAGCGACTGGCGCGGAAGTACGACCTTCCCGACGTCATCGCGAAGCGCATCGTCGGCACCACCGACGCCGAGCGGGAAGCCGACGCGAAGGCCCTTGCGGCGGAGCTGACCAAGACCGATGTCGGCTCCGTCTCCGGAGGGTTGGACCCGACCGACACCCCTGACACCAACGACCCCGCGGCCCTGGCCGCACAGGTCCGCCGGCGTAGGGGCTGACCCCACAACATCCCTGCCCCCTCGGGGGCTTTTTTCATGCCCGAAGGGGGCTCTCTGTGGCTCACAATTGGCTCAAGCCGGAGAAGATCGCGGCGACTGCGCTCGGTCTGCTCGAACGCGAACTGGTGCTGGCGAACACCATCTACACCGACGGCGGCGCCCAGTACACCGGGGCGAAGAACGACACCGTCACCATCCGCATTCCGGCGCGTCTCGACGCCCGCGAGTACGAGTGGCGGAACGACCGGTCGGCAGAGATCGTGATGGACGACCTCGTCGAAGACAGCATTGACACCAAGCTGAACAAGGACATTTACTCGGCCGTGCAGTGCACCGACGAGCAGATGACCCTTGACATCGCCGACTTCGGCGACCGGGTGCTGTCCCCGCAGGTGGAGGCGGTCGCATACGCCATCGACAATGGTGTGGCGTCGCTTATCTCCAACGCCACCTACGCGACCACACTGACCCTCGACGACGCGGACCCGTACAAGACCGCCGTCGCCGCGCGGAAGCAGCTGAACAAGAACCTCGTCAGTAGGTCGGGCCGCATCCTGCTCGTCGGCTCCGACGTGGAGGAGAAGCTGCTGCTCTCCGACCGCTTCACCCGCGCGGACAGCATCGGTGACTCCGACGCGTCCAGCGCCATCCACGAAGCGACCATCGGACGCATCGCCGGATTCACGGTCGTGTCCTCCGAGGCCATCGACCCCGGCGACGCCTTCGCCTACGTCCCGTCCGCCTTCGCGGCCAGCTTCCGCGCCCCGGTGATCCCGGGCGGTGCTTCCTTCGGGAAGTCCCTGGCCTACAACGGCCTGGCGATGCGGTGGGTGCGGGACTACGACGCGACCCGAATGCGGGACCGCTCCGTGGTCAACATCTACGCCGGATACAACGTCATGACCGACAAGAACCGTGGTCAGACCACGAAGAAGCTGATCCGCGCCATCAAGATCGAGACCGGGACCGGGGGCTGACGTGGCGGCCCTGGCGACGCTTGACGCACTGGTCGCGCGCTTGGGCCGTCCGCTCGACGATGACGCCGAGACCGCGCTGGCTGAAGCGGCCCTCGACGACGCGTCGGACCTTGTCCGTCACTACGGACTGCCGTGGACCCCGGAGAACTGTCCGCCCATTGTGCGACGGGTTGTGCTCCGGGCCGCGGAACGGGTCGTACGCAACCCCGAGTCGGCGCGCATGGAGATGGAGGGCAGCTACCAGATTTCGCTACCTGCGTCCCTGCCGGTCTCGGGGGAGCTGACGGACGAGGAACAGTCCATCGTCGAGAATGCCGCGGGATTCAACGACCTCGTCAGTGTCCGTATCACCCGCAGCGACGAGCCCTGTCGCCCGACGACGGTCTACGTCGACCCGGACCCCCCGGGTGAACCGATCCTGCTCTTCGACGCTGACGACGTCATCGGGGGTGCCGAGTGAGGCGCCCGCACCACATCACGGTGTATCCGACCGTCCAGGTCGACGACGGGTACGGCGGGACGAAGCCGGGCCCCGGTGCCCCTGTGGCGGTGCGCTGCATTGTGCAGCCTGCCGTGAGCGAGATGGACGCGGTCTCTGGGTATGCAACAGAACCCGTCTACCGCGTGATCGCTCGTCGCCTGCCTGCTGGTCCGTGGTCGCGCGTCGAATGGGACGGCGGCACGTGGCAAGTGGTGGGCGACCCGAAGCACTTCAGCGGCTCCCGCCGCGTGACGCACGACGAGGCCCTTATCCGACGGAGGTGACGCAATGGCATGGGTAGATCCGCGCATCGAAAGTATCGTGGCGCACCTCCCCGCGGTGGTGAACAGGGTGTCCTTGGAGCTGGACGAGCGTGTGACCCGCGTGGAGGCGGTGGTGGTCGCGCACACGAAGGCTGGAGATCTCGCCTCGTCGCTGAAGGTCGAGCGCAACCGCACCGACTCCACCGTCAGCATCGCTGACCCGTGGGTGATCGCAATCAACTACGGTCACCGCGCGGTCAACGGCCGTTGGGTCGAAGGCATCCACGCGATTGAGGCTGCACTGTGAACACCTTCGCCCCTGACGTGGACGTGCCCAACCTCCCCGACGTCGAGCGCCTGGCGCTGAGGGCACTCCGGCGATGGCTATCCCCAACGGTCGCGGTCCGCGTTGACACCCCCGAAGACCCGCTCAAGTCTCTCCCGCTCGTCGTTGCGCATCGCATCGCGGGCGGGAGCGGGGCAGATCCAACGCTTGTCGACCGGGCGACGCTGACGGTCGAATGCCACGCTGCCGACCGCGCGCAGGCGTCGGAGCTAGCCCGTGCAGTCCGCGGGGTACTTCCGTACGCGGCCCGTCACGGCTTCGGCGACGACACCGGGTATCTCGGTACGACGACGGTGCTCGTCGAGCCTTGGCCGACGACTGACGGCCCTGATCACTTCGTCTTCACCCTGACGGTGCGCGTCTTGGCGCGGCCTCGTCGGGGCTGACGACTCCCACCACATGCCCGTGACCGGGCGATTGGAGTAGCCACCTATGGCTATGTCTCTCGACGACAGCGCGCCCGTTCTTCCGGTAACGGGCTACTTCTACATGGCCCCCGTGGGGACGCCGAAGCCGGACTTCACCGATCCGGAAAAGCCCCCGGCTGTCTGGCTCAACTTCGGGCACACCTCTTCGGAGAACCTGCCAGAGCTGGGCCGTGACGGCGACGACCCGGAGGTCAAGGGTTCGTGGCAGCGCAAGAAGCTGCGGCAGACCTCCCCGGATGTCACGTACTCCGTGAAGATCAACAGCATCCAGGCGAACGCGGAGACCTTCCAGCTCTACTACGGAGCCGGTACGTCCGCGGTGCAGTCCGACGGGTCGTTCCGCATCCCCGCATCCCCGACGCCGCAGACGAAGGCGCTGCTCATGGTGCTGGTGGACGGCGAGAGCTTCCTACCCCTTTGGGCGCCGAACGTCTCGCTGATCGGCTCCGACGCGGTCGCGCTCGACGGAGCGCAGTTCGTGGAGTTCACCATCACCGGCACTCTGCTCGGCCACTCGTCCATCGGTGGCGCCCTCGGTGACTGGGGCATCCTGACGGCGGTTGACACCACGTCTGGCCCGTAACACAACACCCCCGCGTCAGTTCTGGTCCCTCTGGCGCGGGGGCTTTCCCTGGGACCACAACCCACCGACTTCAAAGGGGACCACCCATGGATGCAGTCAGCTTCGACGACCTGATGTCGGAGGCAGAGGCGAAGTACGCAGCACTTCCGCTCCGCACCCGTGACGGCAAGACCGTCAATCTCCGGAGTATCGCGATGCTGCCCAAGGAGGGCCGCAAGACCGCTGATGTGCTGCTCAAGAGCATGGCTGCCGAGGACAACGAGGACGACACCGACAAGGCGGAGAAGACCATCCGGGACCTTCTCGTTGTCGTCTCCGACGATGCACCAGCCATGCGCGCGGAGGTGAAGGACTACCCGCTTGCGGTGCTCATGGTGCTTATCGAGAAGTACACCGGGAGCACGCAGGTGGGGGAAGCCGCTGGCTCTGCGGACTGATCGACGACGGGTACGGGGGAGCACTTCGGGCGGACCTCCGGCACTTCTACGGGCTCGACCTCGTGGACGTCTGGAGGGGCCGTCTCTCCCCCCGCGCCATCAGAGACTTCGTAGAGCACATCCCCGACGACTCTGCATTGCAGGCAGCCATGCGCGGAGGCCGTGAGCATCGCGGCTGGACCGTCGGCGCGTACCTGGCTGCCGCTGATGTGGACGCGACGAGCGACGTCGCATGGATCACTGCGTCTGCCAATTCGCGGCGACGCATTGCGCAGCCGGCACGGGTCTACCGGCCGACGTCTGCAACGCAGGCCACCTCAACGAGTAAGCGCCCGCGTCTTGCGTCCCTACCTGGGGCGCGGCCACTACCCCAACATCTAAAGAAGAGGTGACCCATGGCGGCGAGCCCGGGAGGTCGGGAAGTTTCCCGGCTGTCCGTCAAGGTGCTACCAGACACGAGCAAGTTTGGCACCGACCTCCAACGCTTCCTTGACCGCATCGAGGCCCGCGCGAAGGTCGCCGTCAAGGTGGTTCCCGACACGCGCCAGTTCGCGGCTGACCTTCGCACCGATCTCGCCCGCGTGAGCACGGAACTGAAGGTCGACGTCCGCCCCGACGTACGCCGCTTCAGGACAGAGCTGCGAGCAATGCTCGATCGACTGCGCGTGGTCAAGAAGGTGGAGATCGAGCCGGACACCAGCGGCTTCAGCGCGAAGCTGACGACGCGTCTCGCGGCCATTCGTGAGCGGGTCAAGGTCGCGGTCGACCCTGACTTGTCGCGGTTCCGTGCTGAGCTTCAGCAGCGACTCATACGGATCCGTGCTGAGCTGAAGGTAAAGATCAAGCCGGACTTTCGAGCCTTCCGGGCAGAGGTCGCCGCTCTGGTGCGCGGCCTTCGTCTCCGCCCCATTACAGTGCTCGTCCGGCCAAAGCTGGACCTGCGGGCGTACGCCCTGGTCCGTGCGCGGCTTCGCGCGCTTGGACGGCCGATCACGGTCCGCGTCCGTACCGCCGGGGACCGCATTCCGAGCCCCGGTGGTGGAGGGGCGGGCGCTGCTGCCGGGGGCGCCGGACGCAGTTCCTCGATGATGGCCAAGCTGGTGCTTGGCGTCGCCGCGCTGCTACCACAGCTTTCCAGCCTGATCGGCTCACTGCTTCAGACGGGCCCCGCCTTCGGGGTTATGGCGACGGGCCTTCTGGCCGTACTTGCTGCCGGTGGTGCACTGGCCATTGGGTTGAAAGGCGTTGGGGCTGCCCTCGGGGGTGACGAGAAGGCGCTAGCCCGACTTACCCCGCAGGCTGCGTACTTCGTCCAGTCGGTGCGTTCGCTCGCCCCGGAGTGGAAGAAGCTCCGGCTCGACGTCCAGGCGAACCTGTTCCGCAAGATGGGCGACGCAGTCAAGGACACCGCGAAAGTCGCGCTGCCGGTCCTGCGTAAGCGGCTGTCGGAGACTGCGACGGCACTCAATGGGATGGGAAAGAACGTCCTTTCGACGGTCCGTTCCCTGGCCAAGGGTGGATCCCTCGACGCGGCTCTAAAGTCGTCAACCGCAGGGCTGACGAACCTCTCCAAGCTTCCCGCGGTGATTGTCCAGGGTCTCGTCCAGGTGGGCGCGGCTGCTGGCCCCGCATTCGAGCGGCTCACAAAGCGTGCGGGTAGTGCGCTCGACCGCCTCTCAAAGCGGATGTCTAAGTCCCTAGCGGACGGCTCAATGGAGCGTGCCGTAGAGCGCGCAATCGGGGTTGTCAAGCAGCTTGGCAGCGCTGGGAAGAACATCGGGAAGATACTCCATAACGTCTTCAGCCAGGCGTCAAAGGCTGGCGGGTCGTTCTTGGACATCCTTGAGAAGACGACAGCAAGTCTCGCGAAGATCACCGCGACTCCCGAAGTTCAAGGGGCGCTGTTCCAGCTTTTCAAGACACTGGCTCAGGTGTCTTCGACGGCAGTCGGAATTCTTGGGAACGCGCTCAGAACCGTTGGGCCCGCCGTAGAGGTGCTAGGGCCTCCGGTACAGCGGTTGGTACGCCTCTTCGGCGAATCACTGAAGCCCGTTCTTAAGGCCCTTCAACCAGTTTTGAAAGAGGCTGCGAAGGCCATTGGCGCACTGCTCGACGCCGTCAGCCCCCTCTTGCCGGTAATCGGCGAACTGGCGGCTTCTTTGCTGCCTGCCGTAACCCCGCTTTTCTCAGCACTTAAAGACATCTTCGTCGGGCTGAAGCCGGTCGTAGTTGAAGTAGCGGGAATCCTCCGCGACGTATTGAAGCCGGTGTTCGATGGTCTTTCGGTGGCCATCAAGCCACTTGCCGAAATGATCGCTGATCAGCTCGTCATTGGGCTGGGACTTCTGCGGGACTTGCTTGTTGAATTGAGGCCGGGTCTGGTCACGCTGGGGGAGGCGCTGGGGGAGCTGCTCGTCGCTTGCGGCCCGCTGATCAAGGCGTGGTCGGAACTTTCGACGACGATTCTGACGGCGCTTTTGCCTGCGTTGAAGCCGGTCATCGCGTTGGTTGCGAAGCTTATCGGGTACTTCGCCCGGGACCTGGCCAATGCCATTACCGACGTGGCGGTTCCGGCGATCGAGAGTATTACGGCGCTCCTTAACGGGGACTTCAGCACGGCGTGGGCGAAGGCGAAACAGGCCGGGGCAGGCTTCGTCGACAGCCTCGTACAGCGGCTCACCGCACTACCCGCCAAGATCGCCCCACTGATGGCACAGCTGACGGCGGTGGTACGTCAGAAGGCGGAAGAGGCCGGTCTGAAGCTGGTCCAGGCCATTCAGCGGAAACGTGACGAGGCGGTTGTCAAGATTGCCGAACTCCCCGACCGGGCGCGGCGCGCTCTCGGGAATCTCGGCGGGACACTTGTTGGTGCAGGACAAGACTTGATCAACGGCTTCGTTAACGGCATTGCGTCGAAGATCTACGCAGTCCAGCGGAAGCTCCAGGACCTTACCTCCCAGCTTCCGAAATGGAAGGGCCCGAAGAAGCGCGACGCAAAGATTCTGACGCCCGCCGGCCGGTCGCTGATCGAGGGCTTCATCAAGGGCATTGACGAGTCGACGGCTAAGCTGAAGTCGCGTCTCCAGTCGATTACGAAGGCCCTTCCCGTAAACGTCCGCGCTGGGTATGGCAAGACGCTGAAGAAGGCCACCGCAGAGCTGGAAAAGCTTGTCAAGAAGCGTGACGGCGTTATTAAGAAGCTGGCTTCCGCAGAGAAGAAGCTAGCCGACTTGACGAAGGCGCGCGCGGACGTCAAGAAGGGCGTGGTCGACGGCATCCTCTCCGACGGCGACCTGACGAAGATGGCTGTCAGGGACTCCACTGTCGAGAGTATGACGAAGAACCTGAAGTCGTATGCGGACCAAGTCCGCACCTTCGCAGCGAATATCACCAAGCTCAAGAAGATGGGGCTGGACGCCGACATCATTCGCCAGATTGCTGACGCGGGCGTGTCCGGCGGGTCCAGCACTGCGGCCCTTCTTGCGAAGGCGAGCAAGAAGCAGATTGGCGAGCTGAACAGGGCGCAGTCGTCGTTGGAAAAGGCCGCAGGCACTGCCGGAACGGTGGCCTCTGACGCGCTGTACAAGGCTGGCGTTGATTCTGCGCGCGGCCTCGTCAAGGGCTTGCAGTCACAGCAGGCTGCCATTGAGAAGCAGATGGTCAAGATAGCGAAGTCGATGCAGAAGGCAATCAAGAAGGCCCTCGGCATCCATTCTCCCGCCCGGAAGATGATTCCGGTTGGTCGTGACACTGCGCGCGGTGTCGATGTGGGTCTTCACCGTGAGATGCCGACGATTGAGTCCACGATGCGGCGGCTGGTAGCTGTCCCGCGGGTGGCGTCGAATGTCTCCCCGGATTTCGTCGGCCCAACCTCCCGCAGATCGGGCGGCCTTGGCGCGACGGATAGAAGTTCCGGGCCGCTGGTCACCATTGAGAATTTCCAGACTGATTCCATGACGCCTGCCCAGGTGGCGCGGGAGCTGGAATGGCGAATGAAGCGGAGGGGGTAGCCCGTGGCAGTCGGCGACTTGATCACCCGGGACGGGCAAATGCAGTGGGGGGATCTCCTTCTTGGGGAGGAGTCCCCCTTCGTCGGGGAGAACCTTACCGGGTGGGATGACCTTCCGGAGGTAAGTGGCGGAATCTCCCTTCGCCCCACGGGGCACGGCGGTTGGGCCACACCGCTCTTCGCGGAGCCGCGTGTGCTGGAGTGGGACTTCTACGTACTGCCGGACACGCTTGACGTGTACCCCGACACGTTGCGCCGGCTGCGTCAGGCGACCACGCTTCGGCAGTACGAGCAGCCACTCGTGGTCCAACTGGCGGGAACGCGGCGCATGACGAGGGGTCGCGTAACCCGTCGGTCGCTGCCTGCGTCCACGAAGTACACCGTCGGCGATGCCCCCGACGGGACGCTTGTGTGGGAGTGCTCGGATCCTCGCTGGTACGAGGTGGACGAGCAAGTGGCCTGGACCGGGCTCCCCATGGCGGAGCCCGGTCTCGACTGGGGGACCGCCCCCGCAGGTCTGGAATACCCACTGGAGTGGGGCACCCCCGGGAGCACCGGGCTCGTCGCTGCGTACAACGCGGGCGACGCTGCCACGCACCCCGTGATTGAGATCCGGGGCCCGGTCCAACGTCCGTCCGTGACGCAGATTGAGACGGGGCGTGTCCTCGAATACAACGTCACACTCACCGACTCCGACGTGGTGGTGGTCGATTGTCTGGCCGGGACGGTGACGCTCAACGGGGTGGCTTCCCGGCTGTCGACGGTGACAACCCGCAGCCACCCTGAGCAGGCATTTGCCCTAGAGCGAGGCACTACCAATCTCGCCTTCCGGGCGCTCCCGGGGTACTTCGACCCACTCTCAACCGCTGTCGTTCGGTGGCGGAACGCTTTCTGGTAACGGAGGACATCGCATGACCGTACGAAGTGGCTGGCTACTCAATCGCGACACTCCCGGCGGTGGACAGACGCGGGAAGACACACGGCTTGTCCCCGTCGGGACCTACTTCCCCACGGGGGAGCTGACGGCCCGGGGTGGTGTGATTCCGGGCGGCGACCCGTTCAAGCTGACGTCGTCCGGCGCGATGTCGTTCACGATCGGCGTCGGTCGAGCGGTGCTGTCGGGTACCACGGCACAGGGCGCGTACCCCGTGGCCATCACGGCACCCGAGACGCTGACGGTTGCACCGGGGAACGCGCAGTTTCCGCGAAAGGATGCCGTAATGCTGTCGGTGTACGACGGCATGTACGACACGTCGGGGTCGCAACTGGCCGTACTCGAAATTGTCCAGGGCGAGGCGGCAGCAACGCCGGTTGCACCCGTGGCTAACGGTTCGCGGGAGAAGCTGTACGAAATCACCGTCCCTGCCGGAGCCTCGACCGGTAACGGCGGTGTCCCGTGGTCGACTGCTGTGGCGGATCGTCGGCGAACGACGATGACGCTGGGTGGGATCCACGCGGGAGGCTGGTCGACGAATTTCAGCGGCTCCTACCCGGGGCAGTACCGCGACAACCGCGGAGTGCTGGAACGGTGGTCCGGGACAGCGTGGGAGGAGTACCCACTGCTCGCCACGAGTTCGTCGGGCGCGACGGCTGCATCGGGCTTCAGCCTGAACTCCTGGCGGGGTCGGGCGCGCTCCAGTGTGGCGACGGTCAACGTCTCTGTCACACGGACCGGTGCGAAGATCGACGCTGACAGCTCCGGAAACATTGGTGACACCGACCTGGTAACCATCCCTCCGAACTGGCGACCACCTTTCGCAGTGTCGGCGGTGGTGGGCGACGGCTTCGGGGATGGCGAGGCAAACATCGGCGTCGACGGTGTGGTCACCCTCCGGTCGTGGTCTGCGGGTGGCGTTGTCACCTCCGGTCGCAACCTCCGCGTAACCGCCACGTACGTGCTCTGACGGGGGACACATGGCTGACACATACGCCAACTGGGCCGCACTGTCAGCGGTCGAGGTCGAGGGCACGGACTACCGAATCGAGGTGCGACGCACTCCGTCACGGCTGTCACACATCGCCATCCACGGTGGCGGCATAGAGCCTGGCTCATCGGAGGTGGCCGACGCGGTGGCGTCGGCATCCCGACAGCAGTATTACGGGATGATCTCCACCAAGCCGGCGGGGCAGAATGCCACCCTACACATCACATCGACGCATTTCGACGAACCTCGGTGTGTGGCTCTCCAGTCGTCGGTGACGCAGACGCTGTCATATCACGGGCTCGGTGGTACGGACGAGGTCACACACCTGGGGGGCCTCGACGAGAACCTTCGACAGCGGGTCGGTCACGCCCTCGAAGCAGCGGGCTTCTTGGTGGAGTGGACCCCAGGTGAAGAGGTTGGTGGTACGAGCCCTGCCAACATCGCGAACCGGAACCGGTCCCGCGCCGGTATTCAGCTCGAAATGACGCGTGGGCTGCGCGAGAGCTTCTTCCCTGGCCGCACCACGGCACAGAGCGTGCGGGACTCCGGGCAGCGCACCGATGCGTTCTGGCGCTACGTCAGCGCGATTACCTCGGTGGTGGGCCCGATGGACGCACCCCTACCCGAGCCAGGACCGGGGCTCGACTGGGGCCCGGAGGCAGAGGCGGTGACCCCCTCCCTGTACCGGGTCGAGGTCACCGACCTGCTGACAGACACCTTGATCGACGTCCTTCCGGTGGCGGGGCTGACCTTCGACGACTACATAGGTCGGTCCGGGTCGCTCTCCGGTACGGTCCTCGTCCCGGACGCCGACTACGCGGCACGGGCAAGGGCGGCACTGATTCCGGGACGCACGGCGATATGGGTCCGGCGGGGGTCTGATGTGTGGTGGGGCGGGATCCTGTGGACCGCCACACCCGCGGCATCACCGCGTGACGTGTTCACGGTGGACATTCAGGCAGGGACGTTCGATACGTACCTGGACCACCGCACCATCTTCAAAACCCTTGAGTCGACGCAACGGGATTCCGCAGCCGTCGCACGCAGCCTGATCGCGTATACAAGGGACGACGCTAACGGCGATATTGGCTTCCGCCTCGACGGAACACAGAAGTCAGGAACGCTCGTCGACAGCTTCGTTTCCCGATTCGATCAGCGTCGAGTCAAAGAAGTGCTTGACGAAATGGCCAACGCCGAAAACGGTTTCGAGTGGCGTGTTAATTGCTTCATCGACGGGGCGACAGGCGAGCGCGTCAAGGCCGTACAGTTCGGGTTCCCCAAGATCTATTCCGGGGCAACAGACATAATGCTGACGTCTCCCGGTAACATCCTGTCATATGAATTCCCGTCGGACGCAACAGGGACGGCGAATGTCTGGCAGGCGCGAGGCGGAAGCAGCAACGGCAACCCTGCCCTCGATTCGACGCCTACCCTTTCGGCGGTAATGGCGTCAGTCCCAGAAATGGCAGGGGGCTGGCCACGGCTTGACGGGACGAGCGACTACCCGGATATCAGTCGGGAACCTGTCCTCGATTCCCGGGCCCGCGCAGACCTTGAAAGGGCTCGCACGCCGGTCGTGATCCCGTCCCTGACGGTCGTTCTCGACGGACAGATAACCCCCGCCCTGCTCGGGGGGACCGTCCGCCTTCGGATCCGTGACGCGTGGTTTTCCTCCGGACTTGACGCCCGGTATCGCGTCGTCGGAATGAGGGTAACCCCCCTCGACCGGTCTGGTCCCGAAGGTGCAGAGATTTACCTGGAGGCGCTGTAATGGCGAATGTCCCGAAAGACATCACTGACACGATCCGAGAAATGCAAAAGGAGATCCGGGCACTTAGTGCCGCAGTAAGCCGGGCGCCTGCTCAGCGGGAAATCGCCAGTGGCGACGTCGTCGTGACGGGGGCAGGATCCATTACGGTGAAAGACTCCAGCGGGAATGTGCGTCTTCAGATGGCGGTGTTCCCCGACGCCAAGTCACTGAAGATTTGGGACACTGCCGGAACGCTTGTCTTCGCCATGTGACAACACCTCGCAACACCCGTACAACACCCCGACTTCCGGGGTGTTTTTCGTTTTCAAAGGAGCCCAACATGGCAACACCTATGACCCCCGGCACTCTTATGAAGGTCCTCAAGGATGAGGGCCTGAAGGTAGTCGGAGTGAAGTCGTGGAAGACGCACAACAGGGCTGGCCACGGGAATTGGGGCCCCATCAACGGTGTCATCATGCACCACACGGTGACGAAGGGAACCGACGCCTCCATCAACATCTGCTATAACGGGCACGCCGATCTTCCCGGTCCGCTCTGTCATGGAGTCATCGACAAGGACGGCACCGTCTACCTCGTCTCCGCCGGCCGTGCCAACCACGCCGGACTCGGTGATCCGACCGTTCTGAGCGCGGTAGTGGCGGAGCGGAAGACCCCCGGTGACAAGGTGGCCACCGTCGACGGCAACAGCCGCTTCTACGGCTTCGAGTGCGTCAACCTCGGGGACGGCAAGGACTCGTGGCCTGACGTCCAGGTGGACGCCATGGTGAAGGCTGCGGCTGCCATCTGCCGCCACTACGGGTGGAAGGCCGCAAGCGTCATAGGCCACAAGGAGTGGCAGCCAGGCAAGATCGACCCCAAGGGCCCGGCCTTCGACGACATGGACACCTTCCGTGCCCGCATCGACGCCCGGCTGAAGGGAAAGCCGTCGAAGCCGGCGCCGAAGCCTTCAGCGAAGCCCGCCGTCTCGCTCGCCAACGTCAGCGCAGCAGCCCGCAAGGACCCCGCGGCCCCGCAGGGCAAGACGACGTACAAGGCGGATGTCCTGATCGTCGAGAAGGCGCTCGTCGCGGAAGGACTGCTCGCCTCGAAGTGGGCTGATGGCTCGTACGGCACCCTGACGCTTGCCGCGTACAAGCGGTGGCAGAACCGGTGCGGCTATTTCACCGCGGACACCGCCGACGGCATCCCCGGGAAGACCACCCTTAAGCGCCTGGCCGACCGCCACGGCTTCGTCGTAAAGGGGTGAAACCTCCGTGACTGACGCCACCATCGGGGCGCTCTCGGTGGTCGCTGTCGCCCTCGTCACCGCCGGACCCTCGTACCTTGCTCTGCGCCGGGCGCGGGGGGCTGCGCAGGACGAGGGGGCTGCCACCCGGGATGCCGTGGGTAGTGCCCTTGACACCGCCGTCGCGCGCATCGAGGGACGCCTTGACGCCGTGCGCGACGAGCTACGCACGGACGTGGGGGAGTTGCGTGACTGGCAGACGTCCCACACCGCCGAACACATCCTGCACGACCACAACCGGCGCCACCCGCCGGCCAACTGAAGGGACCCCCGCATGACTGACGCCAACCGCCGCACCGCCCGGACCGTCTTCGCCTACGTCGTCTCACTCGCGGCTGCCCTGCCTCTGATCATCGAGGCGTCGGGCATCCCGGAGGCGACCGCGGGGGCTGGAGCACTGCTCGCCGTGGGCGCCGCAGTGACTCGGATCCTCGCCCTTCCCGCCGTCGATGCGCTTCTCCCCTCGTGGCTCCGGAAGGACGCTGACAAGCCGTCGAAGTGAGCCGCCTCCCTGACCTGCGGCGATGACGTGAGTGACAGATCATGACGTCTATTTAGGTTTCTCTCTAACGCGTATAAGAAGAACCTGAAATGACGTGCCTACCTGTCACCGCGTCACCGCGGGTCGGGGGAGGCCGCTTGACGACGGTGGCGAAGTAGCCCCGAACGCTTCGCCGATTGCAACGCAGATCACTGGTGCCAACACAACATCTGCGGGAGGCAACCATATGCACATCGGTCTGATGGGCTATGCACGGTCGGGGAAAGACACGGTAGGGGCGTACCTGACGGCAAAGCACGGCTACCGGCGGGTGTCCTTTGCGGACCCGCTCAAGGAGGCGGCGCTGAAGCTGGATACGTGGATTGACGCAGGCGCCGTGCCTACCGGCCCGGCCATGTGTCGTCGACTGTCTGAGTTGGTGGCCGAATGGGGCTGGGAGCGGTCGAAGGACGAGTACCCCGAAGTCCGCCGCTTCCTTCAGCACCTGGGCCAGTCGATCCGCGACCTCGACGAAGGGTTCTGGCTCCGCACGGCGCTCCGCAAGGTTGACGACGCGGAGGAGATCGGCCTCCCGTGCGTGGTTACGGACGTCCGCTACCCCAACGAGCTCGCCGCCCTCCGCCGACGCGGCTTCCACCTCGTCTTCATCGACCGCCCCGGGGTCGGACCCGTCAATGACCACATATCTGAGATGGCGGTTGCACCTGCCGACGCGGACGAGCAGCTTTTCAACGGCGGGTCGCTCGACGTGCTGACCACCCGCACCGAGGAGGTGTGGGAACGCCTCGTCGACAATGCGTCCCGACGCCATTACGCGCGGTCATTCGACTGACGGGAATGCCGACTTCCCCTTTTGGAATTGGGGGAAGCGGTTTGTTTTTGTGAGTGCGAGTTTGCGTACGCTTGGTGGTGTGATTGGACGTCGCGAAGGGTACCCTTGGCGACGTCCATACATCTGTCTTCAGAGGGGTCACGCCCATGGGTGTACGCCAGACCCGTGGGCGGGTGCACCCCCTCACAACACCTCCGGAGGGACAGGCATCAGTGCTGCCCAGCGTCTCGAAGCGCTTGCAGACGTCCCCTTGCCTACGCTTATGCAGCTGGCAGAAGACGCGGCCCGTAAGTCGGTGGCGGAGGGGCGAGGCTCCCCCGCACGTCGGGAGCTGGGGCTACTCATGATCGCCCTTCGGATGCGCTCGACGGATTCGCAAGGCCGCACCGATTTTGCCGGAAGCTCTCGCGAATACCGCGATCGGCTGTCGGAGATTTTCCGGCGCACGAACATGCGCCCCACCGACCGGGCGAATATTAGCTCTGCCGCTCGCCGAATGGCTGGCAACATTTTGCGTGAAGTGCTGTCCCCATCAGACCTCGCCCTTTACGGTCTGATGGAGGATGGACCGTCGGAGCGTAAGCGCAAATCGCTACAGGGTATGTACGTACCCGCCGCAGTGCAGGCCGTGCTCCGGACATCCGCGACTACGGACACGACGGCTGACGCCCTGCGTATGGCGCAGGGGGCGCTTGGCATCGTGTCCCGAATCACCCCGGAGGCCATCGATGCTCTGACGGGGGACGAGAGGGCCACCCTCGCGACCTTGGCCGGGCACATTGAGGACCGGGCCTACGAGCTGCGCATGCTGGTCACCCCCGACGAAGTCTGATCAGACGCCCTCCCCCGGAAAATCCCCGCCCTCCCCGGCGGGGATTTTTTGCGTTTGCCCCCGAACGCTTCGCCGATTGCAACGCAGATCACTGGTGCAGGCAACTGGCGAAGGGGACACACCATGGCAGTACGCACAATCAAGCGGGGAGAATCCCGCTTCTACGTCGAGCCGACGAAGGGCGACAAGGCACCGGGCGTGACGTCGGTGCTCAACACCCTGCCGAAGCCGTTCCTTGGACCCTGGAACGCGAAGATGGTCGCGGAAGAGGCGGTGAACAACCTCGGATCCGTCGTCGGCCTGGCGCTCAATGGCGACGCCGGCAAGAAGGCTGCCGTCGACATGCTGAAGGGTGCGGCACGGCGCTTCACCAAGGATGCGGCCGACCTCGGTTCCGACGCTCACGACCTCTTCGAGCGTCTGGCGCGCGGGGACAAGGTCCGTGAGGATCAGGTTCACGTCGACCTGCGGCCGTTCTACCGGCACTTCGCGGAGTTCCTGCGGGTGGTGAAGCCCGAGTTCCTGCACCTCGAAGAGACCGTGTGGGATGACGTCCGGGACGTGGCCGGCTCGTTCGACGCCATCGCGCGCATCGGCGGCGAGGTGGTGATCATCGACTGGAAGACGACCCGGTCGGGCGTCCACGAAGAGGTCGCTCTCCAGCTCAAGGCGTACGCCTCCGCCTCCCGCATCATCCTCTCGGCGACGGGGGAGAACATCCCGATCCCGCACATCGACGCTGCCGCCGTTCTCCACGTCCGCCCGGAGGGCTGGGCACTGTACCCGGTCGACTTCAGCGACGACCTGAAGGACTACTTCGAGGCCCTGCGCAAGACGTTCGACTGGGACGAGCGGAAGCGATCGGTCATCGGCAAGCCGGTTTTCTCCGGCGGCGAGTACGGACAGCAGACCGGTACGCAGCGGAGGGCGAAGTGATGCATCAGTTCGTTGAGTGGCCGAAGACGAGGCGCTTGTTCCGGGACATCGTCATTACGGAGAAGCTGGACGGCACGAACAGTGCGGTTCACATTAGCGCGTTCGACAACCACGCACCCAAGCCGTACCCGGAGGACTCCTACACGGCAGTGGTGGGCGGTACTCGGTACATCGTCACCGCCCAGTCCCGCAAGCGCATCATCACCCCCGGCAAGACCACCGACAACTACAACTTCGCCGAGTGGGTCTACGACAACGCCGCGGACCTCGTCCGCATTCTGGGCGAGGGCCTCCACTTCGGCGAGTGGTGGGGGCAGGGAATCCAGCGTCGATACGGCATGGGCGAGAAGAGGTTCAGCCTCTTCAACGCCGACCGTTACCAGGAGACGAATGCCCGGGTGGGAACCGCAATCGTGGAGTCCGTCCCGGTGATGTACCGCGGGACGTTCAACGAGGGGGCAGTCACGGCGGCGTTGAACAAGCTCTCGCGCTTCGGCTCCGTCGCCGCCCCCGGCTTCATGAACCCCGAAGGTATCTGCGTTTACCACTCGCAGACCCGCAGCGTCTTCAAGGTCACGCTCGACAACAACGACGCCGGGAAGTGGGAGGCCGCATGAGACCAGATGTCCTCCGCGCTACCGAGGAAGAGATGCGCTCTCCCGACTGGTGTCACACACACGGCTGCCCGTCGGGCCAGTGCCCGAACTGACGCCGTAACACAACACATCACCCTCAGCCCCCGGTCGCTTCGACGCCGGGGGCTTTCGGCGTGTAACCACAAAGCAGAGGAGAGACGAAATGCAGCGCACCTCTTCCGCCATCCACACCGTCGACGGCTCGTCCGTGACCATCCGTCGACGAGGCGACCGGTTCGACCTCGAAACGAAGAACGAATCCGGCGAGACGATCAGCACCGTCGTCATGTCGGCTGCCTGCTTCGCGGCCCTTCGCGCGCAGATGGACGAGGTGGCCGCGTGAGCAAGTACACGGTCCTGGAAGCCGTCGATGCCCTGGCCGTGGAGTTGGGCATCGGGAAGAACGGCCTGGCGTTCACGTGGGATCAGTTGGAGCGGATCAACGGAATCCTGAACGCTCACGCGCACGAGCTGGCGGAGCGCATCAGGGCAGAGCACGACACGAAGCGCCCTGGATACCACATGGGGCTCTCGTGCTCCGAAGTGCGGGAGTGCTACGTGCGCGACTTGGTCTGCCTCATCGACCCGGAGCCGAAACCCACTCCGCGCGACCTCGTGTTCAACTGCCAGACGATCGAAGGGCTCGACGCATGAACAAGTTCCTCGCCAGCCTGATCTTCCAGACCTGGGCCTCGCAGTTCGACCCCGCCGCCGACCACAACACAACGAAGGCGCGGCACACGATTCTGATCAGCGTCATGCCGCACAACTACCCTCCGGCCGTTCCCGCGGCCCTGCGTGGTCCGAAGTGGGGGAAGAAGTGAACGAACGAACCGTAGAAATCCAGGTCGGTGGCCTTCACCTCGTCGGCATCCGACGCTCCGAGTACCGGCGCCTCGTCGAGGGGTCTTCGACGCACGTCGAGCGGCTGAAGGTGCGGCTCGAAGCGGTGCGGAAGGCACACGCAGGGATGACCGAGGCACGCAACGAGGCACGTGCGAAGTGGTACGAGTGGCGGGACAAGGCGATTCAGGCAGAGTACGAGCGCAACGACATCAGTCGTGAGCGCGACGAGCTGCGTCGGGAACTCGACGAGCTGCGCAGCCTGCGGCAGGTGCAAGGCCACGCCACCCCCGTCCATCCCGCGGGAAAGGTCTGGCAGGCGTCGACCGCAGCCGGCGCGGTGGCTGATGAGTCCTTCACCGTGCGTCGGCTGGGCACGACCCCCGAGGGTGGGTCCATCTTCAGCATCGACGCGGACTCGTCGAAATCCCTCCGAAGAATCCTGAAGTAGCCCCGAACGCTTCGCCGATTGCAACGCAGATCACTGGTGCAGGCAAAAGGGCACGGCAGTGGGTGAAGGTGCCCAAACCCCACTGCCGTGCCCGTCAAGCGTAGGTATTCACACACGGGAGCTGCACACATGTCGCTGCGCATTTACGAGACCGACCCTGACGCCGCACCGAAGCCGAAGCGGTCCTTTGCCTCCGACACCGTCGGTCGCTTCCGGTCCGGCCGCATGGTCGGCCGTCGGCCCGAGTCGCTGAACGAATGGCGGGTGACCAGCGGCGACCCGGAGGTGGCCGACGCCATCGTCCAGCTCTTCGGCGGCGTTGCGGAGGAGTGGGAGACCACGGGGGAGGACGCACTCGAAGTCCTCACCCGCGCCAAGGCCGTTGGCATCATCATCGACGGCCCGAAGAGCATCGCGGCTGACATGCGGATGTACGCGAACAACCAGCTTTTCCACCACTGCGACGGTGTCGAGTACCTGTCGCCGGAGGAGAAGCGCGGTACGGCCTGCGGCTGCCCGCGTGCGCTGAAGGAGCGGAAGGCGTACGCGAAGACCGGCGGACCGAAGCCCAACATCGACATGAAGTTCCGGCTCACCGAAGACCCCGACCTGGGTGTCTTCCGCTTCGTCTCGTCGTCCTGGGACCTGACGGCCGCGCTCGGTGACCTTGAGGACGAGCTGTCGGAGATCGGTGGTCCGGCCCGGTGTGAACTGCGCATCGAGGAGGTCTCCTTCGTCGCGAAGAACGGCCCGATGGCCGGTCAGACGGTGACCTACAACAAGCCGGTCATCGACGTCATCGGCCCGTACAAGTCGCTGGGTGGTCCGTCGCACAACGACAAGACCCGCGTCGACGAGCCGCCGTTCTAGCCACCACGCAACACAACGCGGGCCCCGGGGATGACCTGGGGCCCGCTTCCTGCATGCCCATTCAGAAGAGGAGAGAGCACATGTCCGAGCAGTACACCGATTTCCGGGGGACGGCCGTCGAGCCGAACGCCGTGGTCCTCTACTCCGCCCGACGTGGGAACGAATCCCGCATGTCCGAAGGCATCGTGGAGGAGATCCAGCGGACCCGCGTGAACGGCCGCGTGTACCCCATGGTCGTCGTCCAGCCGACCGGCAGGGACACCGGGAACCACGCCCGCAAGACGCTGAAGAAGGTCCACGTCGACATCAACCGCGTCGCGGTCATCGGGGAGGCGAAGTGAGTACCCCGTCTCGTCAGCGGGGGCCCGTGTGTTGTGGCTCGTAAGCCGTACTGACGCGGTGGACTGGCAAGAGCACCGCGACGTTGTGGTGCGGGCGGGCAGTGGCGCGGAGGCACTGCGGATGGTGACTTGCGGCTTCGTCCACCCGGATGGGTGTGAGTACAGGTTCAGCGGATATCGCCGTGATGGCTCGAACGCCCGGGTGGTGGAGATCCTGCCGGACGGTGGCCCGGCGATCATATGTGAGGAGTTCACGGCCGTATGACGGCGAGCAAGGTTTTCTACGCAGACGACGATGCACGACTGCTGACAGGGGATGCGCTGGAGCGGCTGACCGAGCTGCCTGACGCCAGTGTGCAGACCGCCGTCACGTCCCCGCCGTACTTCGGGCTTCGGGACTACGGCCACCCCGGGCAGTACGGGCGAGAATCGTCGGTCGAAACATACGTCGCCCGGCTTACCGCGGTGTTCGACGAAGTGCGCCGAGTGCTGGCCGACGACGGGACGCTGTGGCTGAACTTGGGCGATTCCTACGGCCCCGGGAAGCAACTCATGGGAGTCCCATGGCGAGTGGCGTTCGCCTTGCAGGACGCCGGGTGGGTGCTGCGCAATTCAATTGTGTGGCACAAGCCCAACGCCATGCCATCGAACGTGAAGGACAGGATGGGCGTCCGACACGAGAACATTTTCATGTTCTCCAAAAGCCCCCGGTACTACTTCGATCTGGATGCGGTCCGGGTGCAGTACACGGGTGACCGGAAGCTCTCCCGGCGGGTCCATAAGACCGCCAACAAGGCCAACACCGCACGGGGTGTGTGGGGCGTTGACGAAGCGAAGGTGGCGCGGGGGAGCAACCCGGGCGACGTGTGGTCGATCAGCACCCGCCCCTACCCTGCGGCGCACTTCGCGACCTTCCCCGTAGACATCCCGGACCGGTGCATAAAGGCCAGTACCCGCCCGGGAGACACCGTGCTCGACCCGTTCAGCGGGTCTGGGACGACAGGGATGGCCGCACTGCGGCTCGGACGGCGCTATGTCGGAATCGATCTGCAAGCCAAGTACCACGAACTGGCGATGGACCGGATGGGTCTGTCGGCCCACTGCACAGACTTCGAGGAGAGCGCATGAGCGAGCAGCAGACGTTCCAGGTCGGCGACAAGGTGATTCACTCGGTGTTCGGCCCCGGTGAGATCGCGTTCGGGCCTGCGGAGTTCAGCACATCCGCACTGGGCTACATCCTGAAGTGCGCCAACGGGGTACACAAGGTGGCGAGTATTCCCGCGTCTATGACCCTCGCACCCGCCTTCACCGTCGGCGACGTCGTCACCTTGCGCTCCGACGACGTAGCCCGGGATGGCACCCGGGCGAGGGTGGAGTACGGCCCCTTCGACGACCGGGACGTATATGTCGTCAAGCTCGTGGACCCGCCGGCCGACCCGGCTGACCGTCGCACCTTCACGGCGCTGGCGAGCATCTTGACAAAGGTGGACGACAAGCCTGCCCTTGTCCCCGTCGGCACCCGCGTGCGGGTCGACCGGGCGAAGTATGCGGAGGATTGCCACGGAAGTACCGGCGTCGTCACGAGCAACTCCGAGACGTGGCGCGCGGAAGACGGTGACTGTCACCCGTACATCGTGAGGCTCGACAACGGGGGCGTGCCCCACGTCGCGGAGCTGACCCCGGTCGACGAGCCGGATGACACCTTCGAGCACGACGGCATCGTCTACGACCTTTCCGCGAGGTACACGGACACCGACGGGGACACGTGGCACTTCGCCCGCGTCGACGGTGAGGTCCGCGGGGAGTGCGAGATGGGCACATCGATCGACGGCTACAGCTCCACCCTTGCCTACGCGGTCCGGACCTACGGCCCCCTGAAGAAGATCTGACGCACAACACCCCGCCCCCGGCGCCCACGTGGCCCGGGGGCTGAGTGCGTAGGAGCACAACACAACAGAGGAGCGAACATGGCAACGGCACAGCACGAGACCCGCACGCGCACGGTGGAAGAGAAGTTCGTCGTCCTCACGCTGACGGAGGACGAGGCGGGGACGCTGCGGTCGATTCTGGACGGGTACAGCGGTCCCAACGCTATGGGCATCTACCGTGCGTTGGCGGTCCCCGCGGCCCCGAAGGCGGAGACGTCGGCCGACATCTTCGAGTATCAAGGCGTGGCGTACGAGTACGGCGCGATGTACAGGGGCCCCGGAGGCGATCACTTCGAGTTCGACTCGGTGGTGTCGACCGACGGCACCTGCACCCCGCGCGGCAGGCTTGTCAGCCGCTCCGGGGACGCGGCCGGCGAGTGGAACTGGAGCCTTGGTGAAGTCGTTCATGGCTACGGCCCGCTGACGAAGGTCACCGCGTGACCACCCACATCATCACCGCCACCTCCGCGCCCGCTGTCGGCGACATCCGTCGAGCCGGCGTGGGGGACCGGGTGGTCGTCCGGTGCAGTGCCATCGAGCGCAAGGACTTCGCGAAGTACTGGGAGGCGACGGGCGTTGCGTTCAAGCGCGGTGCCGTGGTCAACGTGAGGAACCGGGAGGGGAGCTGATGAGCGTCTTCGATGGAGAGATGTACCGCATACGCGCCCGCTTCGTAAACGCGGACGGCAGCACGTTCCGAGTCTCCGAGCACTTCACGTACGACGCGGACGACGTCCCTGGCATGGTCGCGGGTATGGCTGCTCGTCCCAACGTGTCGGCCGTCATGGTTCACAGGCTGGATTACGTGGAGTTGCCCGCCAAGTTCGAATCCGGGCTGACGTATGGCGACGTATCCGACCATGAGGAGTGGTGACGAGTGAGGGCCTACTTCAAGCCCCGCAAGGCACACAAGATCTGCCTGTACCTGGAGACCGACGAGGCCGCGCGATTCCTGGAAGAGCTGGACTGCGTGGACTTGGACCGGTTCCCCACGGTGGACAAGGCGCGGACGATGCTGAACCGGGCGTTTGCAGAGCTGGAGGAGCGCACATGACAGACGCAACGAACGCCGTACTCGCGGACATCGCCACGGAGCGAGCCGCACAGGATGCCATCTTCGGGGAGCAGACCCTCCCGGACGGCACGGGGACGCACACCTTCTACCGGGAGGCACACGAGCACCGACGGATGTGTGACCGGGCATTCGAGCGTGGGGAGGGCACCTTCCGGCACGTCTTCCTCGAAGAGGTCTACGAAGCCATGGCAGAGGCAGACCCCGCCAAGCTGCGTGCGGAGTTGGTTCAGGCCGTTGCCGTTGGTGTGAAGTGGATCGAGGCCATCGACCGGAGGAGCGTTGATGCCTGAGCGTAAGTTCCTCGACTGCGACGGCGACACCTGGACGGAGCACGAGCCCGGCATGCTGCGGCTGACGGAGCGGGCGGACGGGTCCGCGATGTGCGTGGGTTCGAAGGCGAGCATCGAAGACGTCCGTGACATTCACGGCCCCCTCACCGAGGTCCGTCCCGACGTCCGCGCGCAGGTCGTAGCGGACCTCCGGGCCAAGGCCGCGAGGGACTGGCCGGGGATCGGCGTCTTCCTGGAGGACATCATCGGCGTAGTTCTGGGAGGTGTCGATGGCGAACCCGTCGAAGGCTAAGGGCACCGCATGGGAGTCCCTGTGGACTGCCTACGTCCGCGAGCACCACAACCCTGACGCACACCGCAACGTCCAGATGGGCAGCAAGGACATCGGGGATGTCGCTGGCTACTACCTTCACGCCGCGGAGCTGAAGGCGGAGAAAACGATCACGCTCTCCGACTACATCGCGCAGGCGAACCGGGAGGCGATCAACGCCGGACAGCCCTACGGCTGCGCCGTGGTCAAGCGCCGCATGAAGGGCGTGGCGGACGGCTACGTCGTGCGGGATGTGGCGACCGACGTGCGGCTGATGAACCGGCTGCGAGACGCGGAAGCGCTGCTGGAGGAGTACGCGTTCGACGTCTGGCTTGAGCACGACGCACACCACCGGGAGGCAGCGTGAAGAAGGCCGTCATCGAGTTTTCGGGGACGCTGACGGTCTACCCCGACGACGACGAGTACGAGGGCGGTGAGATGTCCAACCGAGATGCTCAGGGTTGGGTATGGCACGCCCTGTCGTGCGGCGACAAGCACACAGGGAACTACTCGACGTCGGGCGGAGTCACGTCCGTCAGCTACGAGGACTACGACCCCGACGAGTAGCCCGTAAGTCGACTCACGCAAGTGCCTAGCCCCCGGTGACTTTGGTCCCGGGGGCTGAGTGCGTGGGAGACCGCCCACCACGAGAGGAGAGACCTTGAAGCTCACGGACATTCTGGGGCGCCTGAGCGGAGTGGAGGAGGATCACGACGGATACCTTGCCCTCTGCCCCGCGCACAACGACCGGGCGCATCCGTCGCTGAAGCTCACGCTCAAGAATGATGGCATGCTTCTCATGGTCTGCCGGACCGGGTGCGCGAAGCCCGACGTCCTGAAGGCCATGAACATGACGGCCGCGGACTTGTACAACGTCGACGGCCAGGGCGTTAAGACCGTCAGCGCGAAGGCACCGGAGAACGTCGGTCCGGGGGAGATTGCCGGTCTGCGTGTCTTCGTTGACGAGACGTCGGCTGCACTGGCTGACGCTCCGGAGGCGGTGGCATACCTGGCCGACCGCTTCGGACTGACGCGGGAGCACGCGGAAGATCTGGGCGTTGGCTACGCAGCCCCGGGCGACCGTCCACAGCCGTGGGTGTCTCGCGGCTTCACGCGATACCCGAGGATCACCGTCCCGCTGTACGACTTCGGTGGTGTTGCGCGCGGTTTGCAGGGGCGGGACATCACGAAGAAATGCCCCGCCCGTTGGGTTTCCCTGACCAACCTCGACGGCAAGGTGTGGTCGAAGTACGGGTACCTTTCCGCCGGCACGGGCTATGACACTGTCCTCATCACCGAGGGCCCCGGTGATGGGCTGACGTCGGTAGGCGTTGGCTATGACGCGGTCATCATCCGGGGCGCGGGCCTGGCCAACAACAAGGCACTTCGCAACGAGTTGGTGGCGGGACTCCGTGGGCGTGATGTCGTGCTCGCCTTCGACCCCGATACCGCGGGGGAGCGAGGGACACGTGCCATGGCCCTGGCACTCATCGACGACGGAACGATTCCGCGACAGCTGTCGTTCCCCAACGCCAAGGAAGATCTCACGGCCTGGCGGGAGCGGACGCCAGAGACCTTCGCCCGGGAGCTGCACCGCGCCGTCAGCGTGGCGAAGCCTTTCGTCCTCGACGAGCCGACGCCCGCCACCGAGGCCCCCGCACCCACAACGTCCGGCCCCGCCGATTTGGTGGTCGCGGAAGACGCCCGAGCGGCGTTCGACGCCACAGACGTCGGTCTCGCCATCCGCCTCCGCGACCACATGAACGGCGGGATCAAGTGGGCGTCGGGGTTGGGCTTCATGGTGTGGAACGGGCGCTTCTGGGAACCCGGCGAGGACCGCGTGCGTCAGGCCCTGCATCACATGGGGGCTGCGTTGCTGTCGACGGGTCGGGACGTGGATCGGAAGCTTGCTCTTCGTGCCCTGACGTCCAGGTCCATCACGGACATCATGGAAGAACTCCCGTCGGTGCCCGGGGTGCGTGCGGAGGCTGACCAGTTCGACCGACGCCCCGACCTTCTGTCGGTGGCGAACGGGACGCTCAACCTGAAGACGGGTGTCCTCGGTCCGCACGACCGGGACGACCTGATCACGCAGTGCCTTGATGTCGAGTACGACCCTGACGCCGAATGCACGCGGTGGCTCGCTTTCCTCGACGAGGTGTTCCCCAACCATCCGGACATGCCCGCGTACATCAGGAGGCTGGTTGGGTATGGGTTGACCGGGTACACGTCTGAGCAGGTTTTCGTGTTCCACCACGGCGGTGGGAAGAACGGGAAGAGCGTCTATCTCGACACACTACTGTCGGTGTTCAGTGGGGTAGCCCGCTCGACGGAGTTCACCACCTTTGAGCAGCGCACCAGCATCGGCCAGGCGTCGCCGGAGGTGGCGGGGCTGCGCGGCTACCGCATGGTCATGGCGTCGGAGACGGAGAAGTACAACCGGCTTGCCGAATCGCTGGTCAAGCAGCTCACAGGTGGGGACGCGATCACCGCGCGGTTCCTGCACCAGAACCCGATCACCTTCACACCGCGCTTCCTCTTGCAGGTGGCGGGGAACTACAAGCCGGCCATCGTTTCGCAGGACTTCGGCATCTGGCGACGCGTGAAGCTCATCCCGTGGGAGGCGACTTTCAACGGCGCTCAGCAGGACTCCCACCTTCCCGCCAAGTTGCGAGCGGAGGCGAAGGGCATTCTCGCGTGGGCCGTTCGCGGGGCACAGGAGTGGGCTGCGAGCGGCCTCGGTGAGCCGACGACGGTCGTGGAGGCGACGCAGGATTACCGGGAGTCCGAGGACAGGTTGGCGGAGTTCATCGAAACCGCGCTCGTCGTCGAGCCCGGGGCGACGATCACCCCGACGGAGCTTCGGACCACGTACCAGCAGTGGGCGCAGGACTCCGGCCTGACGAGCAAGGAGACGCTTGCCGGCTGGTCCATCTCCGTCGAGATGGAGTCTCGCGGCTACCCGAAGAAGCGGACGGCTTCCCGGCGCTTCCACGAGGGGATCCGGCTGCGGACAGATTCGGAGCGCCACAGGGCGAACGCTTCGCAAGTTGCGGCGCAAATCACTGGTGCAGGCGACAGCACAGCATCTGCCGACATCTTCGGCCAGGCAAAGGGGGCGCCGACGCAATGAAGCACTTCCCCTACCGCGTGGCAGGGGACGAGACGCTGACGAGAGTGCCTGAAACGCCCGAGGACTTCGACGAATTCCGTCGATGGGTCTCGGGCGTTTCGGCGTCTGGTCAGCCGATCGGCCTTGACACCGAGACGACAGGGCTGGACATCTTCAGCCCGCACTACCGGCTCCGGACCGTCCAGGTCGGGACGGGGCGGGAAGCGTGGGTTCTCCAGACGGAGAAGTCGCGTCAGTACCTCGAACACGCTCGATGGGCACTGCGGACGATCCCGCGGTTCATTATCCACAACGCAACCTTTGACTGGCTTGTCCTCGACCGACACGCAGGCGTCCCGCTGGAAGAGCTGTACCCGAAGACCATCGACACACGCCTTCTGGCCCACCTTCACGACGGCCGCCTTGAAGCGGAGGGCGGTACGGGTCTTGGGCTCAAGCCGTTGTCCGCACTCTTCGTCGACCCCGATGCACCGGACACCGCGAAGGGGCTCTACGCGGAGTTCCGCAAGATCGGAAAGACGAAGGAGACCGGATGGGCTGCGATTGACATCGACAATCCGATGTACCTCCAGTACGCCGGACTTGACGTCATCCTCGCCTCGCGCCTCTACCCGGTGCTGCGGGGGCTATTGGAGAAGTTCTCCGTTCCGTGGCGCCTCGTCCAGTTCGAGCATAAGGTGTCGTACATCTGTTCGAAGATGGAGCGGAAGGGGATGCGTCTCGATGTTGACTACACGCGCGCTCTCGCCGTGCGCCTGGCGGAAGAGAGCGACCACTTCGCGGGCGTCTCACGGCGATACGGAGTGGAATCCCTCAACTCGACGACCCAGGTAGCTGACGCACTGCTCGGCATGGGGGAGACCCTGATCATGCCGGGCAAGTCGGCCCCGGAGCGGACCCCGTCGGGGAAGCTGAAGGTTGACAAGGCTGTCCTTCTCGCCCTGGCGGACCTTGATGGCAAGTGGAAGCGTGTGGGTGCACGCACCCCCAACCCCCTTGCTGACGCGGTCATCCGGAGCAAGAGGGCGGGTAAGTGGAAGACCGCCTACGCCGACAACATGCTTGCCGGCCGCGACGCTGCCGACCGGATCCATCCGAAGATCAACAGTCTTCAGGCCCGGACCGGCCGTATGTCAATCACGAACCCTGCGCTTCAGACGCTGCCGTCGGGGGACTGGACGATCCGTCGGGCGATGCTGGCCGACGAGGGGAAGCGGATCATCTCCGTTGACTACTCGGCGGTGGAGATGCGCGTACTGGCTGCCCTGGCCCCCGAGCCGCGGATGATCGAGGCCATCGCGGCCGGTCGAGACCTTCACAGCTTCACCGCGCAGCTCGTCTTCGGTGACGGCTTCACGGACGACGATCGAAAAGTGGCGAAAGCGATCGGGTTCGGAAAGGTGTACGGAGGTGGGGCGACAACGATTCAGCGTCAGACAGGTGCCCCGATGGAGGCCGTACAGAGGGCGCTAGCGGCCTACAACCGGGCCTACCGGGGAATCAGCAGCTTCTCCCGTGCTCTTCAGTCTGACGCCCGTGCAAGCGGATACGTGGTGCGTACTCCAAGCGGGCGAAGACTCCCGCTTGACCGCGATCGGGTGTACGCGGCGACGAATTACGTCGTCCAGTCGTCTGCCAGGGACGTTCTGTGTCAAGCCCTGGTGGATCTGGACGAACGGGGCCTGGGTGATGCCCTGTTGCTCCCGGTTCACGACGAGGTGGTAGCGCAGGCTGACGCACGGGAGGCCCCGATGGTTGCGCGGGAGATCGCGGAAGTCATGTCGATGGATTTCTTCGGAGTTCATCTGTCGACGGACCCGGAAGTAGGCGGTCGAAGTTGGGGGTCGCTGTACATGCGAACCCCTGACGACCTGCGGAGCCTGGACCCCTACTACGCGTCGCACCCCGACGAGGTCAAGACGAATCCTGAAAATGGATCGCTCGTCTTCAGCGTCTGACTGTCACCCGCTTGACCAAATTCGCACACGACTTGACATAGGCGGTTCAGAATGACCTATTCTCCTCTCACGGGGTCGTCTACCCTTCAACCTTCACATCTTGCGCACAAGTTGATCACGGAAGCTGAGCAACTGGAGCAACTGCTTCTGATGTGTGACGACGTGAAGGACATGCGGGGACTCCGCTCCTCCGGGCCTTCCGGGGGACGTCCATCCGGAGGCGTGAGCCGGCCGACGGAGGATGCGGCACTCGACGAGGCGCGACAGCTCGTGAACCACGAGCTGGCCACCGCGACGGCACATTTGGTCAGCGCGGTGGCGTACGTCAAGGGATCCGTCGCCGCGCTCGACCGGGCCCTCTACGTATGGGAGGGCCGGGCACAGTACGGGGACGGGGAACAATGATCATTGTGGTTGGGCCCATGGATGGCCCGAAAGCCATAGCGGACCTGCATGCAGCAGCCGGAGATCTTGACGCACAGTCAGCCGCCGAGGCATCCGTCTGGATGGCCACGGAGGTCTATCTGCTGCCCCACTGGCGACGGTGCCCGAAGGCCGTCGCCGACGTCACGATGGCGGAGGAGTTGTGCCTTCCCATCACCGATTTTGTACCCGCGGCCTTGGTGGCTGTGGCCTCGTAACGGAAGACTGACCCCCGCCACCGGGCGGGGGTTCTTCTTCACCCTTCAAGCGTAGGTATGCCTCCGCTCGCCTGGTAGGGACTTCATCGGGCGTGCACATTTCTCACACATTCAGGCGTAGGTGGTCGCACGGGTCGCCGGTGGCGACGAGGTGTTCTCGCACGCCCTTCAAGCGTAGGCATACCTCCGCTTGAAGGAGCGTGACGCGGGTCACCCAAACGTAATTCAGATCGCAACGCAGATCACTCGTACACACCCATGCAGAGGAGACCCCCATGTCACGCACCCTTACCACCGAGCAGGTTCGCGCCGCGCAGGGTGGCGACGAAGGGGCCGTGGTTGCAGTGCTCGACGCGCACGCCAGCCTGATCGAGGCGTTCATCAACGCGACCACGGCAGGCAAGGCGGCGGAGATCGACAAGGACGACCTCCGCCAGGAGGCACGCATCGCCATCCTGACAGCGCTCGACGACTACCGGACCGATTCGGCGGCGAAGCTGACGACCTTCGTCTATCGGAGGTTGGAGTCAGCGGTGCGCACCGGGTGGGTTGCCCTCCGCCCCGGTCTCTCCACCGGCACGTCGACGGAACAGCGCGTCCGCCGGGCAATCGCGAAGGCGGAGGGTGACATCGAGTTGGCGTGGGTGGTCGTCAACGAGGGTCAGCCACGTAAGGCGTTGATGGCGCGTGAGACCTTCGATGCGGTCGTCCTGGCGCTGACTCCGATGGACTCGATGGACGCCCGACCGGGCGGGAATCAGAACATTCATGGCAGCGCCGACCTGACACTTGCCGACGTCACCGCCGACCCGTACACCTCAACGATGACCGATCAGGTCGAAGCCAGGATGATGGTCGAGCAGGTCTTTGCCGCAGTGTCCCCCCGTCACGAGTTCATCATGCGCGCGGACTACGGAATCGACATCCCGGTGATGGATCCGGCGGAGATCGCTGACCGCCTCGGCATCACCCCCTCCCGCGTCCGGGGGGTACGTGCGGACGCTCTTGCGGCATCTCGGTGTGCCCTTCAAGCGTAGGCATACCCTCGCTTAACTCGGAGAGGAGAAAGCACATGTACCGAGCGCTGTCGCTCGACGCGTACGACATCGAAGGTGTGACCGAAGCGGAGGCAGCCGCGTACGGGGACGACGTCCGCGATGCATGGGAGCTGCGGGAGACGGCTTCCGTTCTGGCGGAGGCTCACGCGCTACTCAACACCTGACCAACTTGCGGGGACCGAGGCTGACCACCTCGGTCCCCGCTTCTTTACGTTCCGACCGAGGAAGGAAATAAATGAACGCCAACGACTTCCGCGAGACGAAGATCCGAGTCGACGGTATCGAGCAGGCCATCCGCACCGAACGGACGAGCACCGTCAAGCGGCTGGAAGCGGACCACACGAAGGCGGTGAAGGCCGCCCTCGTCGCACGCCGGACTGAGGTGCTGTCCGAGATGTTCGCCCCCGACATGGCGGCGCAAAGGGCAAAGGCGCTGACCGCCTTTCCGGCCTGCAACTACGTTGACGCCCGCAAGGGCTTCCCGAAGGCGCCGACAGGCAAGCCCGTCCCTGACTACCTCGTGGAGATCGAGCCGGGGCACTATGCCACTGCGGAAGCCGCAGAGTCCATGGGTGCGGAAGAGCTGGCCGAGGAAGTCCTTCCCGGTCTCGAACTCCGCCGCTTCTCCGACGGGAAGAGCTGGCTTCTTCGTCTGGCCGGCACTGTCACCGAGGAGAAGCCGGAGGGTGGGCACCTTGGGCCACTGTTCAAGTCCCGCGACCGGGCCCGACGGGTGGCGCTCGACGAGCTGTCCGGCTTCGACTGGACGCGTTCGGCCGACGAGTTGACGGCGGACGAGGCGACACGGTTGATGGTCCGCTTCATCAAGTGGCGTGAGCACGTGGCACGCAAGCCGTCGGACGCGTGGGCGGGGGAGCAGCTTCGGGAGGCGGAGGCCGCGTTGAAGGATTTCCACGGTTCAGATTCAAGCGTAGGTTGACGCACGCTTGAATCTGCGCTTTACTCATTCCATCGCAGGGAATTCACGGGGCGCCTCGGAAGGGGCGCCCCAGGGGAGGGAACGCAATGAAGGTCTACAGGCGCACCGAGAACGGCACCACCACCTACGTCTCCATCCGTGAGGGCCTGGACGAGATCAACCACGCGATGATGGGTGGCCGGTGCGACGTCCGGACGATGTCGTCCATCACGCGCACGGACTACGACATCAAGTACAAGGATGGCCGCACGGTCCGTCTGACCCAGGTCGACGCGCCCGCGCCGGAGGGGTACACGCAGGGCCAGGCGGTCGTTGTTCGTCGCCCCGGTCGAGACCCGTTCACTGGCACCGTGGCCCACATTCACACCGCCCCCGGATACGTGGCCGTTCGCGACGGCCGGCACGGCGGGGTGTCCAGCTACCCCACGCGCTTCGTGTCCGCCGTTGAGACGGAGAAGGAGTCGGAGGCGGCCGACGTCAGGGAGTGGTCGGGGACGTACTCCCGTTTCAACCACCTGCACCGGTTCGGAGCGAACGGCCGTGCCCGGTGCAACTCCCGCATCCGGCCGCACATGTGGTCGGGACCGACGGTTCAGGGGATCGTCCTCCACACCCGCGCGGACATCGAGGCCCGCGAGCACGCGCACCTCTACACCTTCTGCCCGAGCTGCGAGGCGAAGTAATGGCGCAGTGCAGGACGATCCGGCCCTCCGGTTTCCGCTGCATCAACCCCGCGCAGCACGGCCAGACCGTGTGCGCAGCCCACGACCCCCGCCGGTGGTGCGGTGCCCCCACAACGAGCGGCGGCCGGTGCAAGCGGATGAAGGTCCGCGGACACAACACCTGCTCATTCCACCTATAGCCGAAACGCCCTCCGGGGCGTCGTCCGGAGATTGTCTACCGAGCCTGGTGAGGCAGGCCGTAGGAGGAGATATGGCACACAAGACCACTCTGGAACTCCAGCCCGGTGACGTCGTGTTCCCGCCGTACGAGATCAAGACGGACCGGGTGACGAGCGTGATCCCGCTGCCCGATCCCCGGCGGGGTGAGAAGTGGTTCCGCGTGAGCACGGAGAGCGGCGTGTTCGACGTCGGATGCGACTACCGCTGGGGCCTGCCGATCTGATCCACCCGCCCCGCATAGGCAAGCCCACCGGCGCCCCCAGCGCCAGGGCGCGCGGTTCGAATCCGCGGCGGGGCACTCGAAGACCGAGACACAGGAGGAGAGATGGACACCACCCAGTTGGAGCGACTCCGGCAGCAGTACACGGAGATCGTCGACGAAATGGACACCGACGCGGCTCGCGCCGCATATCACTTCGGGCGCCTGGAGATCGTCACCCGACAGCTGTTCCGGCTGATCGACCGCAGCGCGTAGCACCACAGCCCCGGATAGGCAGTCAGGCGAGTGCAAGTCCGCGGCGGGGCACGCAGTGTTGAACTGTGTCCGGCATGCTTGCTAGCACCCAACCCATAGGAGAGATCATGAGCGAAACCCCCGTGGCAGACGCGTACCAGAGCTTTCACGAATCTGTGACCGACGTGTACTCGCGAGTCATCGCCGCCACCCTGCCCGACGACGAGGGATGGGCCCGTGTGGGGGACGCGTTGACCGAGCTTCGGCAGGCCCTTGAACGCCCCACTCGATGAACGGCAGCCCCGGGCAAGCGCGAGTCTCGCCCGGGGCACTCGAAGAACCCATCGACGTCAGGAAACACCATGCTTCCGGTCTACCCGTACCACCTCCCGTACGTCCCCGACCTGACCACCCAGCAGCTCGACGGCCAGGAGTGCGTCTACTGCCCGCCGGGGGTCGCCCCCGATGACCCGATGCGGCCCGTCAGCCGGCTCCGGGGAGTGCTGCTCTTCGCTCACACAGACTGTGCCAATGAGAACCGGATGGAGGAGGTGGCGTAGCCCTGCCGCACCAAAACCCCCGCTGCCGGTAACAGCGGGGGTCCTTCAGCAGTCTCGCACATTCAATGCAGAAGAAGGGCCCCATCCATGCGCGCCACACTGGCCCGTATCGACCCCATCCTGATTCAGGCTGTCATCGCAGCCGGATTGTCTTTCTCCCACATCCACGACATTGCAGAGGCTGCCGGACAGGGTGGTTGGAAGGCGTGGGCTTACCCGGTCTCCGTCGACCTGTTGTTGGTCGCCGCGTGGCAGAAGCTTCGCTCGACGAAGCGCAGTCTTCTCGGCTGGTCGTGGTTCCTCGTCGCCCTCACCGCGTCCCTCGGTGCCAACGTGGCAACCGCGGGGCTGCTCGACATGACCGCGCTCCCGGTGTGGTTGAAGGTGCTCGTCGGCGGTTGGCCCGCGGTCGCGTTCCTCGGGGGGACACTCCTCGTCCACGGGCGGAAGGTCGAAGCCGACCCGGAGGCCACTTCCGACAAGGTTAACGAACAGCCCGAGGACGACACCGCACCGCTCAACGAGATCCAGCTCGACACCGTCGACTTGGACCCGGTCCCGCTCGTCGAGCCCCGCCCCATCGAGCAGCCGACGGCGCACATCACCGACGTGAAGACCGTCGCCGAGACGCTGTCTATCAGCCCCGCCACCGTCCGCGGGTGGGCGAACGGCGACCGTCCGAAGGTCAAGCACCACGGATACGACGACAAGGGGCGAACCCTCGTCGACCTGATCGAATGCCGGGCGCGCGTCGTCGCGGCGAAGTAGGGGAGGGACCCAGCATGTTCGAGATCAAGACTATGGACGAGGGCGGGTCGACACGGATCTTCCGGGCGGCCAGTGGTGACCGGATCATGTCCGTGACCCACGTCGGCGCCCGTCGACTGTCCACGTACTACACACCCGAGGCCGCGCGGGACCTCGCGGCTGCGCTGGTGAAGCTGGCAGACGAGACGGAGGGCAAGTGATGGGCGCCACAACTCAGGCCAGAGCGGTCTTCCTCGCACCAACGCCGGTCCCGACGACGTACAAGGGGGTAGTCGTCCCGGACCACGTCCGCCGGATGTGGGGTGAAGCTCTCGGGCGTATCTGGCGACGCGCGGTCGACACGACGCGGGAGGCTGTGGCGTCGGAGATCAAAGCGGCATGTCGCACGCTTCCCGAGGGCGGAGACTGGCTTGCGGGCATGTACGACGCCCACAACGTGGCGAAAGGTGAGAAGTGACCCTGTACAGGAACCTGAAGGCTCGTCGGGTTGCGTCCAAGCTGATTGCGGCCTTCCCTGACGTACCCTCCGAAGTGGCGACGGGGCGCGCCCTCCGACTCATGGAACGGTCGCCCATCCTGTCCGTCGAGACGGCCGCCGTGATCCTGGTTCGAGGTGAACGAACGGCACGTGTCTTCGAGTCGGCCATGACGCAGAACCTGGCGTAACTCCCGCATAGCTCACATAGACTGCCCCCCTCACATACTTCACGAGGGGGGCCTTGTGTACCAGCAGCCGAATCAGCCGCAGCAGCAGTACCGGCACGTCGAGAAGCGCGGGGCTAACCACACCTTGCATCTCATCATCACCATTCTGACGTGTGGCCTTTGGGCCATCACCGGGTGGCCGATCGCGGCCATGATGGGCCGGAAGACGAAGACGTCGACCTACGCGCCGCCTCCGCAGCAGTACCCGCAGCCACCACAGCAGTACGGTTACCCTCCGCAGCAACAGCAGCCCCCGCAGGGCGGGTACTACGGTCCGCAAAGGTAGTAGCGACGAAGCCCCCGTATCTCACAGACGAGATACGGGGGCTTTTTGCTTTGGCCAGTCAGAGGTTGACGGGCCGTCCGCCCTCCCACAGGGCCGCTACGTGGCCGGCGAAGCGGTCGTACAGCCCGTCATCTCCGAGGCGTCGAAGGTGCAGCATGGGTGACTCATGTCCGAGCAGGCTGGACAGGTGCGGAGTCACCAGCATTTCGTCATCAAAGCTGAAGACCGACAACGCGATGTGCTCGTCAGAGAACCGGACTTCGACGCCCGGGATCACACCCATCTTGCGCAGAGCGTCCAGTGTGATGCGGATGCGCGTCCCGACGGTGAGGGGGACGCCTTCGATCTCTTCCCGACGTCGCGTGACTTCCGAATCAGGGTCACCGACTAGGAACCTGACCGAGCAGCCCGACGCGGCCTTTGCTTTCAGTCGGTCAGACAAACGACTCTGTTCCTGCCACAGGAAGTAGTTCGTGTACCCCGCAAAGGTGATCGAGGTGGACGCGGAGTCGATCAACTGCCCCCATACCGACGTGGGGCAGGCGTTGCGGTAGGGGTACGCCGTGACGATCTCCCGCTCCGGGCCGATCTTGACGGCGCTCCGGATAGCGCGCGGCCACAACACCTCTGCCTCCACACCTAGCGCTTCCGACACTTCCTGGCGTGTCCCCGGGTGAGGGACGCGGGAAGGGTCGGACAGCCATCGCTCCACGGTCTTCGTACTCACCCCGACTGTACGGGCGAGGCGTGAGCGGGTCATATGCGCATCGCTTAATGCATCTCGCAGCGTGGTATTCAAGGTCTCTCCCCGGGACGTTTGGGCCACTTAGGACGATAGCGAATCTGGGGGAGAGGTGTCCCCGGTCTGTCCGTCCATACGTCCCATGTCGCACACGACGATGTGTCTCACGAGTCAGCGGCGGAGGTACGTGATGATCAGAGGTGAACAGTCGGGCCCTGTATTCCTGACTGGCGATGGCTTTCCCGACGAGCCCCGGGCGGTGCCCGGATGCGCCGTCTGCCGAGCCCTGAAGCAGCAGTGGCGTCAGGCGTCGGACCGCACGAATCCCGCCTACAACCTGACGCACGCCGTGGACCTGGCGATCGAGATCAGCCGCCACCCGCATACGACGCGGAAGACCGTCAGATGAGCCCCCGCGCCGTGATCCGCAGCGTCGAGTACCGCATCATCCAGCATCCCGACATCGGGTTGACGTACGGGGCCGCATGTCTGTCGTGCGGGTGGGCCGCGAAGCCGTCACCCTCGGGGGACGCGGTCGACAAGGAGTGCTGTGTGCACCACGGCCGGAGCGGTCATAGGGGGTTCCGGCTGATGGCTACCAGCTTCGCCTGCGTCATCCGGGACGGCGAATGAAGACGTGCGAGCGGGTGGCCGCAGCCGGATTCGTCGTCTGGGTGCTGACGGTCGCCCTACTGGTCGGCGGGTACATCCCCACCCCCTGAACTCCTGCCCCGGTTACCCCCGTGGGGACGGTCATGGACCGGGGCAGGATCCAACCCCCACCGCACGCGCATGCGGTGGGCGCGCAGTGTCCCGGGTGGCACCGCCGTTGGCGGAAGTCTCACCCCGCCTCTATGGGTGCCGTTGTCGGCGACGGTGAGGCACTGCGCACGCGGCCCCGGCTCGGTACCAGCCGGGGCCGCAGCACCTGACAGACACAAAGGAGGGTCACATGACGACGGCCACCGAGGCCCGGGAGTACGCCCGCCCCTACCAGGGTCCTTCGCCGGGCAGCCCAATCGCGCACTTCGTGCGGTCAGGGGAAATCACGCCGTCCCTGCTGGACGCGCTGGCCCGGGAGCAGGATGGCGCACACATCGAGTCGGACTGCGTCGGATGGGAGCGGCTGGACCGGGTCATCCGATATGTGCGGGGGCAGCAGTTGCCCGCCGGTACCTGACGTAGCCGTCGTCGCGGCGCATATCTCTCTTGACAGCTTCCGGCAGCAGAAGGGTCAGCACACATGATCAACGTGAAGGCGTGTATGGCCCTGAGAGAGGCTGCAAGCGGGCCACGGGTCGCGGTGTCCAGGAAGGTCATGACAGCCGCTCTCGCAGCAGCGTGGGACGACGCAGAGCTATACCAGTGCTTCTACTGCGGGGGCGCCTTCACCGACGCCGACCCGTGCGAAGTCGAGCATGTCCGGCCGAAGGCATCCGGCGGGACGGACGTGCTGACCAACCTCGTCCCCGCGCACCGGTGGTGTAACCACGCGAAGGGGGACGGCGACGCCTTCACGTTCTGGCGGTCGACAATGGAAGCGCGCGGGTTCGACGCTGACGCACTGATCGCAGCTCTGGCGTGACCTCACGAAGAAGCCCCTCGTTCCCATCCGGGAGCAGGGGGCTTTTCTGTGGAGGTACGTAGCCTGAGAGTCAGCCCAGCTTGCGCATGCCGGG